CATCTTCGGAGTTCTTAGTTTTTTCTGCGGGCGGAGCAGCTGCTTCCGCAACGACTTTTTCTTCAACAACGGGGGAAGCCCCCGCGTCTTCGTTCAGTTCAATTTCTACTGAACCGTCTTCTTTCTGATCTTCATCAGACATTGCTGTACTCCTTTATCGCCTTACACAGACATTACGTCTGAGGGATCGACGATAGTTGCGATGACTTCATCATCGTTGATAATGCGCACTTCGCCCCCTTCAATTTTGAAGCGAGCTCCTGCGTAACGTCCAATAAGCACCCAATCACCCTTTTTGCACCAAGGGCCAGCTGGAAACTTATTAGAATCTGCGTAGGCATCTGGACCTACGGCTAACACGTAGGCTACAACTGTAGCCAAAGACTGACGTTCTACGTATTCCTCAGGCAAGTAAACATCGCCTTTGGTTTTTGCTGCGCCTCTGTATGGCAATATAAGAATGCGCCAGCCTGTAGGTTGGGGCAATCTTTCCATTACAGTTTTATCGAGTTTAGAAGGGTCGAAAACAACTTCTTTTGGTTCGACGTAGGCTTTTTCTAACTCGTTACTTTCTTCTTTCTTTTTAGTGGCCTTAATTTTGCGAGCTACGTGCTCGGGCAGAATGAGATCACTCATCTGGTTCCATATCCATTCTTTTAAGCAGAGAGCGCAGTTCAGATTGTATTTCATCCCACACTTCGAGTTTGCCTCTTAGGTGTCGGAAAGCGGTGAAGTCTTGAACTGCACCCTCTGTAATGGCTTCAACCACAACTTCACGCCGCTGTTTAACGACCTTAAGTAGATTTTCTAAAATGTAAAGTCCATCCACTTAGGTTACTCCAAGGGTTTAGAGTTATAAATCATTTTATCTTTAGCTGTATCGGTAGAAGATGCACCAAAGTAAAACGCGATAATGCCCATCCATGCAGTTTGCAGTGCGCCAAGCAAAAGTAAAAGCGCCTCATTACCTGTTGTAGGTAAACCGTACACAAGCATGTAAAGCAAAATGCCAAAGAACCCGATTGTGACCGTTACCGCCAAAGCACGGGGTATCCAATCCTTGGTTTCTTTTTGCATGTCACGGGCAGAAGCACGATCGCCCGCTGCGATGCGCTCTAAATCAATGTCCAAAGCCTTCATCTGGACAGCAAAATCGGCATCAATCTTTTTAAGGGCCGCAAGTTGGTCACCTGTGGGGTTAGCCAACACAGTGCGGATTTCTTCTTCGGTTGCGCTATCGTGTCCAAATAACGCGCCAGAAATAGCCTTAACTGCCATGCCCGCCACTGGTCCGCCTAATGCGGTTGCAATGGTAGGTGCTACTGAACCAATTAACGGACCAAATGTTTTAAGAATATCCATAGCATTTTCCCTATTTATGAGTTGCCATCAAGATTACCCCAATAACACCCATAGCCAGAATAAGCCCACCAACAATGCTACCCACAAAGATTGCATCTTTACGCGCCTCTTCAGCAGCTTCTGCCTCTAACCGCGCTTGACGTGCTGCTTCTTTACGCATTTCGGCTACTTGTTTCTGGATATATTCCCATGCACTTTTACCATGTATGGAAATAAAAAGGTTCTTAGCGTCCAAAGCCATCTGGTTAGCTTTAGCCTTGGCGCTGTATAACTTCATAGCCTCAGCTTCAAAGTCTTCAGTTGATTGGAACAGCTTTTTCTTTCTTGGTAAAGAAACAAGCTGAACAACCTTTGCCACTTCAGACATAAGGCTACCGACACGGCGGGCGGTATCTACAACGTCTTCACCTGCACTTACTGCAGACTTCAAGCCGTTATAGATGGCAGTAGCACCCGCCAATACGGTAAAAGGATCCACGTTATCGGACTACGAACGTATTTGCGCGTAGTTGTAAGCCGTACCCACGAACCTTCATACGGCCTTTGGTTGCCGCAGGAACCGCTACGTTGCTTTGCTGCGCAAGCGGAACAGTGCCTTGGCGAGTAATGTTCTGAGAAGTTTCAACTTTAGGCTCAGACTGTTTCATAATTTAACTCCTAAACGGTTTGGTAGCCAGCATAGAACGGTTGTCTATTTAAAAGAGAAAGCGCGTTTTGAATAGCGCCCGTAGATACTTGCGGCACTTGATAAATTCCACTGCTATACGTAGTAGGAACCGTGCTGACTTTTCCGGTGTACATGAAAGGCGGTACCGCCGCAGTTTGTTGCGTTGCAGCGGGCGTTTCAGCCACAACGTTTTGCGCTACGGGTTGTTGCTCAGGTGTAGGCATAATAGAAGCCACACCACCACCGCGCCCACCGTATTGCTGATTGTACTGCTCTAAAGTTAAGTCACCATACGGGCCGTACCCCTTTACAGAAGTAGTAGCCGCTGGCGCATAACCTTTATTAGGGCCAACTTCTTGCTTGGGGGCAAACAAACTTGCTACCCCGCCAAAAAGCCCAGAAACCATTTCTGCTGGAATATCGGTAAGTTCTTTTTGGTAGAACTCTACCTGAGGTATTCCATTCATTGTAGATATTCTAGACTTCACCTGATCAAGAGGTATACGCATAGCTTCTGCGTAAGATTCGGGGGTATCGCCTGTTACAGAATTAGGCGCTTCTGCCCCCAGAAACGGGTTAGGCTGCTGGTAAAGATTTTGTTTACGGGAGGGATCTTCCTTATCCCAGGACCATGAACCTTTTGCCCAGTCAAATGTGGCACCCGTAGACTGCGGGGCCGCTGCACCTTGCTCAACTACGTCAGTGGTTGCATCAGTCATCGTAGAAGGTGCAGCCTGCGCCGTGCGCATTGACATAATACCGCCAGTAGAAGGCGCTGAGGTTTTGCCAAAAATCTTGTTTACTTCACTAGCGATAGAATCAAGCGGACCATACCCCATTGCGGAAGGGGGCGTCATGGAAGCTACGGGAATAGGCTCCGACGAAGCCATTTTCCTATTAGCCCAGCCCATAACATCTGAAACCGTTTTGTTTTCCAAAACACTTTTGTTGGCCTGTACTGAAGCAGGGTCAACAACGGAGTCAACGGCTTGGTTAGGGTCACCCTTAAGAACTTTTAAGGCATCGCCCGAACCTAGAAAATGGACCATGTACATATTGCCTTCAGTAGGGGCAATACCGTTACGGACCAATGTGTCTGAATAGTCGCCTACCGAACGCGTGAGCATACTTTCAACCAACTGCGGGTTAGTTGAGCGCATGTCCAAAACTGTTTTGGTATCGTATGTACGCAAAATATCCGGACGATACTTTTCAATGGTTCTTAGCCATGTGTCTTTAGTAAACTGTCCAGGCCCCGTAGCTGACGAAGTTGCTGCCTTGGCGCTAAAAATGTTTTTCTGCCCACCGACCTCCGCACCCATAATCTTTTGGGCTACGTTACGGTTGTAGAGTTCTTGGGCACGTTGGGCTTGTGCTTCTGCTTGGGCTTGCTCAACACCACGCGTGGGGGTACCCCTTGTCCGTGGTCCCCCCGCAGGTTGCGAAGCCATAAAGCGTTGATCTGCTTGTTGCTGTTGCCGTATTGCAGCGCCTACGGCGGCATCTTGCGCGGCCCGCGTAGCTGCACGTTGTGCTGCTTCTTGGCTAGCTTGCGCAGCGGCACGCTCACCCGGACCTTCTACTGCTCCGCGCCCACCACCCGTAGCTTGTGCTGCCTGTGCAGATTCAACATTACGCTGAGTGGCTTCCATACCGGAGCGTGAAACTGGACCAGAATAGCCGCCAGAGTAACTGCTGCCACTAAACCGACCTGTATCCCCGGAGTAACCCCCGACACTATCACCTGCGCGTACGTCACCACCGTAAGCAAAACGCATCCGCTTGGCTTTACGGTCTGCTAAAATACGCTCAATGCCGTCATACATTTCCATTTTACATCAACCCATTCTTCATAAGTTGTGCGTTTACGCGCATTGTAGCAATATCTTCGGTAGTTTGTATACGTTCAAGATCGATTTGTTGCTTTTCACGCAACTTACGAGCATCCAAAGCAATTTTTTGCTCGGCTTCTTGGCCTTTACGCAAATTTTCCTGCTCACGAAGGTCCAATTCACGTGATTTAAGTGCCACTAACGGATCTTGCGGAGCGGTAGGCTCACCGCCAAAGACTTGTTGGGCTAGTTCTGCTTCAACAAGAGCAATTTGCGCCTGTGTTTGTGGCGGAAGTTGCTGATTTGGCGGAATTTGTTGTCCTGCCAGTAC